TTACCCATTGTAGATAATATGTGTCCATACAATTGTGAGAACACTTCACGATACTCTTTGTGTCTTTTAAGATTTCTGATGTGAACATCGGCGATATGATATATTTTATCAATCTTCTCGACACCGATGTCGATATATTTTATTTTTCTCATGCACTAAATAGCTGATACTCCATTAACTTTCTCAAGTCTAAGGATTGAGTATCATAGATTTTTTGGTTTATAGTTTCATATCCCATTTCGGATGGGTCTTTATCACCCAAATCAACCAAATGCGTATCTATCCCATATGACATAAACTTCTTTGAAAGTCCTATGGCATTAGATAATGCGTCTGAATCTAAACAAATATACAACTTTTTTACTTTATTTGCAATTATTTTCTTCTCTAATTCTGATTGTATTGATTTTCCGAATAATGGTATGGCATTTCTACGAATAGCAATCGCATCAAATGCACCTTCACATAAAACCAATGGTATATCCCAATTTATTAGTAAGTCAAACCCCACAATGTTTTTTGATACCTTTGGATTTTTATGTTTAAATTTACTTTGATAAAACGACCTACCTACAAAAAAGTTAAGTCGTCCTCTTTCATCATAAGATGGAATTATAATTTTGTCTTCATATTCTCCTGTTTCACAATATCCTATATTATATTTAACAATGTCCTCTGGTCTCAATCCTCGTTTTAACAAATAGTTTAATGCGTGTTTGTATTTGAAGGATTTTGATTTTTTATAAAGTGGTTTGAATTCTTTTGGAAGTTCTACTCTTTCTTCTACTGCAACCCCTTGGTAATCAGAACTATAACGATTTATTCTACTGAATATACTATTATATTCGTCCCAAGTTTGTTTTGATACACGAAGTTTCTTAAAAAGGGTTTTTATTGTTCTTCCCTTTTCATCTGATATCCAACAATGCCATGGGTTTTTACCTTCAGAAGTAATCTTTATATTTACTTCTAATTTAGGTTTATAGTGGTCTACAAATGGTGAGTAAAACGCATAGTTATCACCAGATGTTCTCTTGGATTTACCAAGAACGGACTCCAATAATTCGAGTAGTCTATCTTCCATTTAGTATAAAGTTACCTTAATATACAAAATTATTTTGAAAAATCAAAGAAACTTTCCTTTTCTTTTTCATCAATCCATTCTTGAGGTATTTCTTTTTTAGCCCATTTGAACCCATTCTTCTCACACCATTCAGCGTAAGTGGTCTTAGAACCTTTATAGATTTTACCATTTGGTGATTGTAGTACAAACCTTAAATCCATCTCTGGATTTTGTTCTTTTATTAGTAAATGTTTTTTTCTATCTTCAGGCAAGAACCATCCTTTTGATTCTATGAAGATTCCATTTGGTAGTTTAAAATCAGGTTTGTAAGTGTGGTGTGTTGCTGGTATTGTATATGAAACTTCATGTTGTTCATATTCACCATCAATTCCTTGAGATTGTAATTGTTCATCAATTCGTGACTCAAGGCCGGACTTATGTCCTTTTTGTTTTTGGATGTGACTCCAATTGCCTTTTTTATTCATAACTATTCAAAATCTAATCTGACATCAACTGTTACATCAACATCTTGTCGTTTTTTTAGAGGTGACCCCATTTTAGCTATCGCCAATAAATCTCCAGTATCGTTGTAAAGTCCGATAGAAGTAATGTATGGTCTAAAGTCTGAACCTGTAACAAATGGTATTAAATCATTTGAGTATTCATTGTCCCCTAATCTTAATGTATTATTTTGAGATACATTAAATTCACTCCTACCTATTTCACATAAGAAAGATTGTTGTTCTATTTTTTTACTTGACTTGTATGTAAACTCAAAACCTTTTTGTGTATAATTAAAATTACCATTTCCTAAAAAACAATTTTGGTATTTTGGTCTTGGGTCAGTTATTACTATTAATCCTTTTTCATAATAAACATATCCTACATTTCTTGTTTGATATGCTGACCCACTAATTACATGATTGTTTGTTAGTGATGCGATATTATCGTTTGATAAATTTGTATCATATATTCTTATCTCATCAACCGAACCACTTGTGCCTGTACTTGCCGTTGCGTTGTCACACATTATAGTAATGTCTGATTCGTTTTGGAAGTGTAGTGTTCTGTTTGTTTGTAATGAACTTCCTTGCTTGACACCATCTATATAAAATTCAAATTTATTCATAGGAAATCCAAAGTTGTGATTTACTATAATATTATGCCATTGGTTATCGTTATACTTCGTAGATGAACTTACAGTCATCAAATGTCCTTTATCTGCTCTACCATCACTATATTGAAAAACAAGTTGTCCGTTTTTTGCACCTGCGCTTTGATTAAATACACTAACATCAAATGGAAATTGTCCATCTGTTCTTGTATGTAGTTGTGATATTCCTGAATTGTAGTTGTAAGGGTCTCTTTTTTGATTTGATTTTTTTATAAGAGTGTTTGTTAAGTTATCTGTATAAGATTGACTTGGTGGTAGTTTTACCCACATCGAAATAGCAAAGTCATTCGCTGGAGTAAAGAAGTTGTAATTCCCACTACCTGCACTTGAATATATGTATGAATCTTGAATGGTGTCTACTGCGTACCCACTTGAACTAACTTCTCCTGTTGTTGTTATACCTTTTACTATTCTTGCCTTTTGTATATGAATATTGTTTCTTCTTGCACTCTCTTCTAAACTTCTTTTATAAAATTTATTAATCGTTCCATCTTGAAATCCTAAATAAAATCTTAATCTATCTTTAGGTGCAAACTTAGTTTGGTCTATAACAGTATCATATATAATACCACATTCAGGTGTATGTTTTGATTCACTTAAAAATAAGGAAGCGGATGCCGCAGCTTTAGAATGGTCTGTTATAGTTACTGAACCTGGCTTAATTCCTCTACCAAATTTATTTTGTGGTATTGATATTATAGATGCGGTTGGGTGTAATAAGTGACCACCATGACCATGTTTAAAACAAGAAGTGTTTATTGTGTCCCACATAATTTTTTGTGGTACTTTATTTAACTCTCTTGTTACTGCTCTGGATCCTGTTAACAGACTACTATCGTATTCTATTCCTTGATGTTTGGATTGTGATACTTCTATAAGTGTTCCGTTTGGTGATATTGCTCTTAAAATGGATATTTCAAAAGATGAGGAGTGATTAACATCAGTTACCTCATATTTTTTATATGCCGTATAGGGATACTTGGTTATCCCTTCATTGAATATCCTTTTGAAAACTTGTGCCATACTTCATCATTTTAGAAATCTAATTTAACTTTAACCAATATTTCGTTAGAGAAAGATTTCAATAGAGGTTTAGAAAGTTTAGCAATTGCCAATAGCTCATTGTCATTGTTAAATAAACCAATGTTCGTTATATAAACTTTTGGGTCACCTATAAAAGTTGCCTGACTTAGTTTACCTTCTGAACCCGAGATGAATGTTGGGTTATTACTAAAGTTATACTCTGCGTTTTTAGCTCTAACAAAATAGAATGTAGATTTTATTTCTTCTTCATTCCTTGCTTGGAAACCATTCGCAGCATTATCAGCTGCAGATGCGCTTATTCTCGTAAATAGTTTACCATGGTTTTGATTGTCAGCTTGAGTTCTTACTGTTCCCATAGACGCTGATTGGTCAAGTGCGTGTGCACCTAATACAATAATACCATGTTGTGGATAAACTTCACCATAAATTTGTGAACTATCTTGTACACCTGCTGCTAATGAACCACTTACAATATTATATTTAGTTTGTCTTGGATTACCAGCTTGGTTTGTATCACCACTATCATCAATCAATCTTAGTAATGGTTTACCTGCTGAAGCTGAAATACATAGTTCCCAATTTCCTGGGTCTAATCTATCTTTTATTCTAGCTCTGTTTATTGCAATTGCGTAAACATCATTTTGATTCGTATCTTCAAATCTAAAGAATTTTTGATTTGCTGGTAATAATACTTGTTGTAATTGTGAATATATTGCAGATGAAGGTGAGTCTTCATTTGTTCCTGCTGAACCACTACCTGCGTAATGTCCATATGCTATTGAGAACTGAGGTTCGTTAGTAGATACAGATGGAAGTCCGTTATATATTTCATAATAATACGCTTTTTGAGTGTTTGATTGAAAAGACGATGTGTGGAATACTGTTAATTCACCACTATTACCACTCCATAATCCTCTTGTTATTCTTTTAGTTCCACCTTCAACGATATCTTCAGTTGTAAACGCCGTATAAACTTTACCACTTCCATAATCATATGCACCTGCTGGGATTACAGGAGTATTATTATTGTTAGTGTCGTTAAGAATAATATCATTAGTGTCTCTTATGACAATAGGACCAGAGCTTTGTTGGCCACCGCCACCGCCGCCTCCGCCATTCATTTGTAAAACATTATTGATAGGTTGCATTCCAACTCCAAGTGGTCCACCAAAGTTTTCAACTCCGCCTGGACCAAATCCGTCACCTATTCCACCGCCGTAATTTTGTGGCCCCATGTTAGGTCCAAAAGGATTACCTGCAAAACCATAATTGTTAAATACTGCCATGCTCTTCTCTCCTTTATCCGTTTACGATTACTTTAGGTGTAAGTGTTATATCAACTTCCGCTCTACCACCTGTTTCATTACCAATGATAATAATCCTTGTAGTTGTAGTTTGGTTTATCGGTAAAGTGTTAGTTGGTGTAAATGTGAATTGACTTAATCCTTGTACTTGTATCGCTTTACTTGTAGCGTATGAGTTAAGATTAATGATAGGTGTTTGTGTACCTGGAACTCCACCTTGTCCTTGGATAGTTCCTACATCACTATTAAGTAACACTGCCGTATATCCTAATGTTTCATTACCACCATTTTTAGTCGTTACATTAATTGTAGTTGCAGTACCTTCTTCTTCTGCAGCTATTGTTAATGGAGTTACCTCTAAGAATGGTAACTTGACTGTAGCTTTTGGTAACGATAATAATTTATATTTCATTAGATATGATTCATCAGTAATTGCCTCTAAGACTGGCATATTTTCAATAACGATACCATAGAAATCACTACCTAATGAGTGCGATGGATTCCAAAGGTCATAATCAACCTCGTCATCCGCTAATGCAAATTGTGTTATCTGAAACTTATCTCGCCCCTCAGCTAATAGCTCTCTACCCCTTTTAGTAAGGATTGCGTCTACTGTTACAGATGAATTATCTAAAAATCCCATAGTTGTTTCCTCTTTTACTTATATAAATATAGTTTTTTTTA